AAATGGTTTCACCGGCTACGACGGGGTATAACCCGTTGTCTCTGTCTGACTACATGGGTCTTCCTACCGGTGTTCCTGGTCTCACGCACAGTTCTCTGTGGCATCGCGCTTATAACCTGATCTGGAACGAGTGGTTTCGAGATCAGAACCTCCAGGACAGCGTTACGGTCGACGTCGACGACGGTCCGGACGACCCGGCCGAATACACGCTCCTGCGGCGTGGGAAGCGTCATGACTATTTCACCTCTTGTCTTCCTTGGCCTCAGAAAGGGCCGGGCGTCGAGATCCCGCTGGGCACGTCAGCGCCGGTTCGTGGGCTGATGCAGGCGAAGAACGCCGACGGAAGCTGGCAGGCTCAGATTCAAGGTCATGCCGATGGGACGGTGAATGTTTCTCCGCCTCCGACTGGCGTTATCAACCTCGAGGCGACGGGTGCACCGGGTGCGCTGTATGTGGATCTGACGGAGGCCAGCGCGGCGACGATTAATAGCCTGCGTCAGGCGTTCCAGGTCCAAAAGATCTTCGAGCGCGATGCGCGCGGCGGTACTCGGTATACCGAGTTGATTCGGTCTCACTTCGGCGTGATCTCGCCAGATGCGCGCTTGCAGCGCCCGGAGTATCTCGGCGGCGGTTCGTCGCACGTCAACATCTCGCCTATTCCGCAAACGTCCGGGACGGCAGGCCTCGATCCCGGCTACTCGGCCACGCCGCAAGGGAACTTGGCGGCGATGGGCACGGCCGGTTTCAGCGGCCACGGTTTCTCGACGTCGTTCACCGAGCATTGCCTGATCATCGGTCTGGTCTCGACTCGCGCGGATTTGACCTACCAGCAGGGTCTCAATCGGATGTGGAGTCGTAAAACGAGGTTCGACTTCTACTGGCCAGCTCTGTCGCATATCGGCGAGCAGGCGGTTCTGCAAAAGGAGATTTATGCGTCTGGCGTACCTGCCGACGACGACAAGGTGTTCGGGTATCAGGAACGGTACGCCGAGTATCGGTATAAGCCTTCGCAGATCACAGGGCGGTTCCGGTCGTCTGATCCCACGTCTCTTGACGTTTGGCACCTGTCGCAGGATTTCCCGTCGGCGCCGCTGCTCAACGAGGTGTTTATCGAGGAGCATCCGCCTATCAAGCGGGTGATCGCTGTCGACACCGAACCGGAGTTTTTGTTTGACTCGTATATCCAGATGACATGCGCGCGCCCGATGCCTGTCTACGGCGTGCCTGGGCTCATCGATCACTTCTAACGCGAGGCCCGCCATGATCCCTGCATTGATCGCGGCGGGCGCCTCCATCCTTGGGGGCGTCATGGCCAATCGTTCCTCGGCGAAGGCATCTGCTGAGGCTAACAACATGTCTTGGGAGCAGATGAATGCTCAAAACGCGTTTAATTCCACACAGTCGGAAGTCGATTTCATTAGGTCTCGCCAGTCCATGCATGAGGCGAATGCTCTCAACCAATCCAACATGGAAGCCGCTCACAACTATCAGCGATTCCAGAACCTTGAACAGCAACAGTTCCAGGATGCCCAAGCTAACAAACAAATGGCCTTCCAAGAACGGATGGCAAACACAGCGCACCAGCGCGAAGTTCTCGATCTTCGTGCTGCTGGCCTTAATCCTATTCTCAGTGGTACAGGCGGCATGGGCGCAATTACCCCCGCTGGTGCTATGGGAACGGGCCACGCCGGAGGACCAGGAGCAGCTTCGGTCTCTGCGCCTTCCGCCCGCGGGTACTCATCAGGTGGCGCGAGCTTCAATACGCCTCGCTTTACTGACGTCCTTAGCCCCGCCGTGTCTACAGCAGTGCAAACCATGCAGGGACTGCAGGCTCTCGAAAATAGCAAAGCCCAAGAAAATCTCACCCGCGCAGAAGCTGCGCGAACATGGCACCAAGCCGGGCTCGATCCCAAATACGCCGAAGCGGAACGTGAACAGGGAGTAGGGCTGAAGGCCGAACAGCGGTACAAGACTCAACACGAGGGCCGGAGCGCGGCGGCGAAGGCCGACGTCGACACGGGTACCGACAAGCCGGGCGGCGAGACGTTTCTGCGTCAACAGCGGGAAGCTGAGTTAGGCTATCTGCGCGAGCAGCAAAAGCACATGGGTGCGACGGCGCGATCCGCTAAGGTCGCGGCCGACTTGGACGAGGAGTTCAAACAGCTCGAACGTACGATAGGCATGGGCGGCGGTGCGGTCTCTGCTCTTAAACAACTCCTGTGGATGCTACGCAAATAGCGGCGGTGCTTACACGCCGCGCTTATCACGGCGAATGCCGCAATATCTACAATGTATCAGAATCGGGTTTATTCACTTGACATTATCTTTTTTCTCACTTGTCATTACTGCATTACCCGTTCGTCATTACCTCATTACCTAAACATCATTACCTCATTACTCAATCTTCATAAGGAGTTATCTAAAATGGCTATTACTATTCGTCACGCATATTCCCCGCAGCTTCGCGTCCCCGCCCCGGTGGGCGGAAAAGCCCGCACCATGCAACAGTTCAAAGACGAGGCCGACGTGAACGTCATCATGTCCCGCTACATGGCGACCGGCGTTCTCCCGGAGGACATAGACGCCGGAGCTCGCCAGTATCTGGACGCTACTGGCTACGACTTCCAAGCGGCTCAAAACATCATCGCGGGTGCTGCCTCGCTGTTCGAGCAGCTGCCCTCGAAAATCCGCAACCGGGTCGACAACGATCCTGCAAAACTTCTCTCTTTCCTTCACGACCCGGGCAATAGGGCGGAGGCCGAAGAGCTGGGGCTCATCTCCCGCTCGGCCAATCTCCCGGCCACCCCCTTGCAGACAGCGGCGGCGGCAGCCGCCGGCGCCGGAACGGCGCCCCCGCCGGCCGACCCGGCGGGCAACCCACGTCCGAAAGCATGAGGGCTTGACAATCCCGTCGATGAGTGTATTTTCCTTGTTGCAATTACACTCATTGACACCATCCCCCCGGATGGGGTCTAAACAAGGAGGATCCGATGCGTCGTCACGGTATGAGCAAGGGTAGTTCCAAGGGACTTTTCCGTCGTTCCGGTTCTCGGACTCACTGGAAGAACGTGGCCGGTGCGCCCATGCGCGGCGGTATCCGGCTGTAGGTGGATGCCCTGCTTTGATCCTGTCCCCGCTTGGCGTTCCAAGACGCCCGGCGAGGACGGTCGCCTAGGGATAACCTTCAATATCTCAGAGGGTTATCCTGATCTTCCTCTTGAAATGCCCTGCGGCCGCTGCATCGGCTGTCGTCTTGAAAAGAGGCGTCAGTGGAAAGTGCGTCTGGTCCACGAAGCCCAGTTCCATGTGCATCGTTGGTTCGGCACGCTCACCTACGACGACGAGCATTACCCGCCGGGCGGTGCTTTAGTTCGCCGGGACATGCAACTTTTCATGAAACGGCTACGCAAGAAGCGGTTCGGCAATTCCAGAGGGTCCCTCCGCTACTTCTACTGCGGTGAGTACGGCGAGACGACGAACCGCCCCCACTACCACGCCGTGATGTTCGGCGTGGACTTCCCAGATCGGCGTGAGTACGGCAAAAGTAAGTCGGGGCTACCCCAATGGGCGTCCGCCGAATTGGATTCGCTGTGGGGCCTCGGAAGGTGCTTGCTGGGCACTTTTACGCCCGAGTCTGCTGGCTATGTTGCGGGCTACGTCATGAAGAAGGTCCTGGGCGAGCCTTCCAAGGAGCGGTACACCTTCCTCGACCCGAATACGGGCGAGCTGATCTATGCCCCGCCGTTCTCGATCATGTCTCGGCGGCCGGGCATCGGCGCGGCGTTCTACGATAAATTTCGCTCCGACATGTTTCCCGGTGATACGGTGATTCTCAGAGGCAAAGAGGGCTCAGTTCCCACCTACTATCTGCGCAAGGAGAAGGCACGAGATGCGACGGCCTATCAAGCCATCATCCGCGAGCGTACCGACAAGGCGCTGGCGTCCAAAGAGAACAGCACGCCCGAGAGGCTGGCTGTTCGCAAAGAAGTTGCCAAGGCCCGCATGGGCCAATTTAAGAGGGATTTCTGATCATGCTGCAGCGATGCTTTTCTATCTTCGACACCAAGACCAACTACTACCAGCCGCCCTTTTTCTCGCCGACGACGGCCAGCGGCGTGCGTCTGTTCCAGAATCTGGTCAACGATCAAACTTCTATGGCCTCCAAGTTCCCGTCTGATTTCCGGCTGATGCTCATCGGCGCGTTCGACGATACGACGGGTGTTTTTCAAGCGCAGTCGCCCGAAATGCTTTGCACGGCCCAGCAGCTCAAGGACCCGGTGCCCGAGTCCGCCAACTGACCCCCTCTTGCCCCCTCACGGGGGCTTTTTTTTGAAAGGACGTTTCAATGCGTTCGGTGATGGTTCACAAGTTCTCGCAGGTCCCCAAGGTCGAGATTCCCCGCTCTAAGTTCGATCGGTCTCACGGCTACAAGACGACGTTTGATTCGGGCCTCCTGATCCCGTTCTTGGTCGACGAGGCCCTTCCCGGCGATACGTTCAGCGTCAACGCGACGGTGTTCGCGCGTCTGGCGACACCTATTCATCCCATCATGGATAACATCATGATGGACACGTTTTTTTTCGCGGTGCCGATTCGTCTCGTATGGGACAACTGGCAGAGGTTCAACGGCGAGCAGCGGAACCCCGGCGACACGACCGACTTCACGATTCCGCAAATGGTTTCACCGGCTACGACGGGGTATAACCCGTTGTCTCTGTCTGACTACATGGGTCTTCCTACCGGTGTTCCTGGTCTCACGCACAGTTCTCTGTGGCATCGCGCTTATAACCTGAT